ACCCACTCTATCTGCATGTAATCCTAGAAGTTTAATTTCATTGTTTACACTTGGATATGCTTGTTCAAATGTTACTGGGAATCTTTCGAGGAATGCTTCGTTGAGCACGTTAGTTCCAATAAATCTTCCGTCGTCTGAACCTTTACCTTTAGTATTTGCGGTTGCGAGTATGTTAAATCCTGCTCTGGGTCTAACGAATCTGCCAATCTTTTTAAGGAAAACACCATTTCCCTCAAGGACGCTCTGAAGGCAGAGGATTTTGTTAGAGGCAAGGTCGATTTCGTCAAGGAGCAAGATTGCACCTCGTTCGAGTGCTTCGATAACGGGTCCGTTATGCCATACTGTGGCACCATCAACAAGACGGAAACCGCCAATAAGATCATCTTCATCTGTTTCAATTGTAATGTTTACACGAATAAGTTCTCTACCTAACTGAGCACAAGCTTGTTCTACAGAGAAAGTTTTACCATTACCAGATAAACCAGTAATGAATGTTGGATAAAATTGTTTTGATTGTATTACTTTCTTGATATCTGCAAAGTTTCCAAACTTAAAGAATGTTTCATCAATCTCAGGAACTAAATTCTTTTCTGATGCAGGTAATACTGCAGGAGAATTGTAGGACTTCTCAATGTTTTCCACTGCTGCAGATGTAACTTCAAGATTCCACTTTCCTTTAGATACTTTATAGTTTGATAACTTCTTAGTAACTGTTTGATATGTGATATCATTCATAGCACAGAATGCTTTGATATCTGCTGTGGTAATCTCAGTACCGTATAGGTTCTTGAGTTTTTCGATTGCTTGCTCGGAAGTCATTTTTAATTCAAAGGGCATAATAATAAAAGGTTTGTTTCTTAACTATACCTATATTATAGTTAAAAAAAGGGGGTCAGTAAACCCCCTGTGTGCCACTTTGTCAACTGGTTTAAACTGTCTTTAAATACTCTATATGGTCTTCTAATTCTTTAACTAACTTTGATTTACTATGTCTACGGTCAAGTTCAATACCAATTGTGCGTCCATAATCCTCTAGTTCATCTTTTGATAAACTTGTTAAATCAATAGGTTCTGGGTCAACAGGGTCTTCTACAGATGCAGGTGTTGTATCTACAACTGGTGCTTCTTCTACAACTGGTGTTTCAACGGTCTCAATTGTTTCAGTTCCGCTAATCAAATCTCCAAACTTAGACATTGTTCTTTCTTAATTACGTTTATTTATTCTGATTCCTCTTCAGCAGGTTCTTCTACTGATGCTTCGGTCTCAGGTTTTGGTTCTTCCTTTGGTGCATATACTTTATTATATGCATCATACATTTTTCTCGCATCGCTAGGTGTGATTCTAACCATAGTATTATTGTAAGGTAACTTTATTTATCAAGCTACCAATTCAATAAATTCACTTAATATCTTTTTATTCATCTTCTTACCTTTGAGACTCTTTGCAAATGCTCTCTTAATTTCTGCTTTAGTTGCGTCTTCTTTCACAACTAACTCACCATCATTGTTAAGTGCGGATGATGCCATACCAAAGTAAGTGTGATATCCAGATGTCTTAATTGCAAAAGATCTTTCTTTCTTCCAACGACGCATCATTTTTTCTGTATCTTCTGTTTCATATCCACAATATCTACGAATGAATGAACCACCTTCACGACTTGGAAGAACACGAATACCAATAAAATTAGTTTGTGGAAAGTTATCTCTTAGGTTATGAAGTAACATATCTGTACATTCATATCTACCACAATCATTTGATGCATAAGTTTTACCTAACTTACGGTCACGTAATATACAGTTTTCTCCAAAGTAGTTTGTACCCATATATGGTTCATCTTCCCATTGTCTTTGAACCTCACGATGATACTTAAGTGGTTGACTTTCTCCATCTGTAAGAACTACACATTGTACTTTTTCTGCACCAGTTTTCTTTTGGAACTCAGGAAGTAATTGATGTAAAGAAACCATTGCTTCATTTAAAGGTGTTCCAGATAATCTATATCCATATGGTACATCTAAGTATGGTGTGCTTTGTGTCCAATCAAATATACAGGCAGACCTCCAAATATTAATCATATGTGTATCTAAATCCTTTGACTTGGTTTGACTACTAAACATATTCAGTAGAGCAAAATTATTACCAACTTCTGCCATCATATCCTTTGGTTCATAGAATGTCTCTCTATTTGCATACATCGCAGGTCTAGGATAATCATTTGAAAATGCATAAACTTCATAAGGTATTTGAACTTTGCGACAGAACCAGATTAGATTATAAAGTTGCTTCAATGTGTCCATCATTACATTATTCATTGAACCAGACCAATCAAGAATGAATACTAATCCGTGGTTCTTTCCGTCAGGTACTACTGATACTTTTTTGAATAAGTCTTCATTAAATTTATAAGTGTGTAATACAGCTGTATCGAGAATACCAGTACGACTAGTAGTAGCACGGGCATAAGCTCCTGCAGATTTTTTACATTCAAATTCTTTGACAAGATAACTTACCTCCTTTTGTGCTGATTTTTTAAATGCATAGAACTCTTTATCTAGCACTTCATATGGATTATAAGATTCTTGGATTCTCTCAGGATTACAAAGTGAAATAAAGTAGTTTGGATTTTGTTTGAACTGAGCTTGTATTCTTATATTTAAATTAGTCCAATGCTCTTCAAACTGCTCATGAACTCTCTCATTTGAGATTACGACTTGGTTTATATTTACCTTTGGCAATTCAATATAATGATTCTCACGACCACCTCTATTAATTAAATCTTTGAGTGCTTCATCAAGAGCATCCATTGTTTCAACTTCTGGTTCTGTATTTTGTGGTTGAGAACGACCATTAAGTTCATCCAACATATCTTCAATCTCTTCAATTGTAGGTGGTTGAGATTCTGATTTCTGATAATCTAAATCTACTTCTTCCTCTGCCTCATCTGATTTACCTTGAGGTGTACCATCAAAAGTTTCATCACCTAAGTCTATACCTGTATCATTCTCTACTTCCTGTCTTTCCTTGTTCTCTTGCTCTAATTGTTGCTTACAAGTGTATATCATTCTTTTGCAAGAACTAATACTTCTTCAAATGTCTCTGCTAATTCAATCTTACTTACAAGGAAGTTCTCTTCAGTATTGAAATCAATATCTACAAAATGACCAATCTTGAAATATAGATTGACTCTATCTGCAAGATTGAAATCACTCATATCTTTATTCTCAATATCAAAGAAGTTCTTATCTGATAGTTCGTGATATGCATTGTAGAATGTCTTGTTTAGTCCTTCATATCTTCTCTTGATTAACTTCTCAATACGAGCATCTTCAACAACATTGACAAACTGTTGAGGTATCTGAACCTCTTTCCACCACTCTGTATTCGGTGTATAAAGTGCGTGTCCAACTTCGTGACCAACTAACATATCAATCACTCCGTTACTCGCTTTCTCCCACATAGGAAGTGTAAGTACACGGGTCTGTACATTGAACTCTGCTGTTTCGACTTTCTTATGCTCAACTAAAATATCTTCTGTAGCAAGTAGTTTAGCGAGTTGTGATTTGATTTCGTGTTGGACTGTCATAATGTTGTTTGCTTTATATACCTATTATAACAACGAAACCGCCCCTTGGGACGGTTGAGTAGACACTTTATTAACTGTCCACGACGTTTCTTTGCTTGTCGTAGAGCTTGTGGTTTTAAAGTTCGTTTCTGTGGTTTACCAGAATTATGTTGCCAGTTAGGTGTGTTCACTGTCCTATTTTTTTTAAAGTTTTTGTTAATTGATTTATTACCATATTACTACCTTTTCCTAATGCGTCAATACTCTGATTTCTTGTAGTTCTCATAAGTTTTTCATCTTTTACTATTTTTTTCATATCATTAATATTTAAATTTCCACCTTTCATATTAGTAAATAAATTTTGAACATTTTGATTTTGCATAAAATTGTTCATAATTTTCTTAACACCAAACTTATCTGATTCTTCTTTAAATTGCTGAAATGTTTTCATTTTTTCCCCTGTAATTTTTCTAAAACTGATACTTCTTGCATCGGTGCAACATCATTTAAACCATTTGCATCAAACCAAGGTGCACTTTCCCAATCAAAACCCTCACCAAAAGTGTTATCAGGTGCTACAACATACCAATGACATTTGGCATCAGGTATATCTACAGCACAAACTGCCCAATCATCTGCCCATTGTGGTACTTGAACATACATCACGGGTAAGTGATTTGCAAAAAATGAAAGAATGAGAGAGAAAAAAATCATTATGCGTTCTCATTAACAGCAACTAAATCCCAACCATTGTTGGTTTTCTTATCCCAAATATAATTCTCTGCCTTTGCTTTTGCTTGAGAAGTGTATGTAGTACGGTCTGCGTATACTGATGTCCAACGATTGTCACCTTTATAATATACAGTTCCTGCTGAAGACATCATACTTGTTTTTTTAATATGCCAAGCCATTTTATTATTTTTTAAATATTTATCAAGAAACAACACGAGAGAAACCTTTGAGTTTTTCAAATCTAATTACACTGTTAAATTTATCATGTAAATCTGCTTTATGTGATATCACAAATACGTTTGCATCTTTAATAACAAAACGTATAATCTTTAAAAACTCTTCAGTTCCCATACCATCAAGTGAACTATCAAACACTTCATCCATAATTAACAGATTAGTGTTTACAGAGTTCTTAACTCTTGCAACTTCTCTCCAAGTAAAGAGTAATGCCAAGTCAATACGCATCTTCTCACCTTCACTGAAGGAACTATACGAAAAGTTTTCATGAATAGGTGATTCAATTGTCTCACTAAACTCCTCATCTAACTTAAAGTTGATATAGAAATCCATCATCTGCAAGTAACGATTGACCTGCTGATTGATAAGTGGTAGATACTTTTTGATTATTTTTGTCTTAACTCCATCATCTTTCAATAGCGAATATGCGAAATCATGATACATGATATCGGTTTTCTTATCTGCTAGTTCTTTAAAAATGTTTTGGAGACTTTGGTTAAACTCTTTTAGTTTTTCATCCTCAGTATTTCTGTTTGCAAGTTGAGTGGTAAGTTTTTGAATTTCTGATTCCAGATCTCTGACCTGTCGCTGACATCCAGAAATCCGAGTATTGTTTTGAGAAATGCCATTATTGAGTTTAGTAATCTCCTTTGATAGTTTGGTAAAGAGATGCTCTCTCTCTTCTTCGTTTTTAATTGCTTTTTCTAGTTCCTGATAACCAGTTTGCAACTCTTTTGCTTTAGTTTGAGCATCATTAATTCTATTTAAACGAAACGATTCTTCTATGTTTTGAGTGCATGTAGGGCATGTTACATTATCAGTAAAGAACTTATGTTCCTTCGTGATGGTTGCTACTTTTTGAGTTAATTGACCCTTATATTTGTTAAGAGTTCGTAACTTTTTACTAGCTCCTGTTACTTTTTCCTGATCCTCTATTAGACCAGTTACCTCAAGTTCTAACTCTTCATTAGTAGAAACATAACCATCTTGTTCATCGAGAAGTGTTGTAATTTTATCTTTTTTTCCTTGAATATTCGCTTTAC